CAACATAATAGTGACACATTTCATGTACCAAAGTACTTAAAGCAGCCTTTTCAGTCCATATATAATTACCATTTAACTCAATAATAGGTTTATATAATTTACTGACATACTCCCACGATTGAAATCGTGGGGTTCTTAACCAATTTTAAGAACACGTATTTGTTAATAAGTTATACTTATTAACCACATTGGATACATCCAATGGCACTGTCAGCAGTGCAATGTGATTCTGTTCATATCGCTTCAATATATTAATTGCAGCGTTCAAATCACGGTCAATTACTATGGAATCTGAAAGTTGAACTACCCTATCCGATAATTCTACTTTATCTTTAAATAACTTACCCGTTAAACAGTTCTGCTGTGTTGTCCATTTTTCATTAATGGTTTCCAACTCAGTGTTGCTGTTTTGACATTTATAAGTTAAAAATTCCATAAATGTGGCTATTGCACTCTCGCTGAAACTCCTAGATGTTTTTGTTAATTTATTGCTTCCTTTTTCCATGAGTTTCTTCACGCTTAAGTCACCTACTACAATCGTCTTGTAGTTCATATTCACTAATTTTTTACTCTGAATATGTAGAGTTTGTTTTACCTGTGCATCCTTTCGTTTGTACAGTTTTTTCTTTAGTTTTTTTAGTTTTTCATGTCTGTTACTACCTTTAACACATTTATCCATCTTACTTTGTACTTTGGATATTTGTTTTCTAAAGTATGCATTAATTTTCTTTGCTTTATTAGGTATTGTTATTACATTCCCAAAATTATCAATACCATTACATAAATTTTTAATTCCTAAGTCAACTGCAAGTACCTTGTTTTCTTGTGTTAGTTCATCTTTTTCCAGAACACAATTTTCAATACCTAAATCAAGAAGATATTTACCATTACGATGTTTAAGTTTAACTTCTTTAATTGTTTGTGTTGCATAGTCAATACCAGGAATACCTTTATAATTAACAACAATACCATTAATTTTCAGGGTTTCACTATTAATGAATTTCCAGCCTGTTTGGTTATAGACAACGGTATGAAAATGACTAACATCCTGTAGTTTTTTTGGCGGTTTTGCTGCGTTATCCTTTTTGATAAGATTAAAAAAGGATTTGTATGATGAATATATTTCTTTAGCAACCCTTTGACTTGCTTTTGAATTAAGACATAACAACAATGGTGTTTGTTTTCTTAGTGCCGTTATGTCTTTATCTAAATCATACTCAGTTTTTATTTTACCTGTTGTTTTATAGGTTTCATCTTCAATGTCAATGAGAATATTATACAAAGTATTTCTTGCAAGAGACAGGTTTTGTAGTTGTTGTTCCTGTTCCTTGTTTGGAAATAGTCTTATTGTATATGTTCTATATTGTATCATTTACTTATAAATAGTATGAAAATGCAAAAAGTTTTGTTTATTAATATAAAAAATAGTATATTTATAGTGCAATTCATCCCACCACTAAAGTAGTGGGCTTTCTTGCACAATTTTCGTAAAATAAATTTAATATGATATATATGACAAAAGAAGAATTATCTAAATTTGAAAATGAGTTAATTCAACATGGTTACAAAAAAATATCAGTTGCTAAAGCAACTGCTAGAGATGACTATGAATACTACAAAGCGTTTTATGATGGTGAAGAACTAAAGTACCAAATATTTTTTGAAATTTGGAATTTTGAAAAATATCAGACAAGTGCTGGTTATAGCGTTTCAGTAACCATAATTCCTGATAGCATTAGAAATTATGTCGGTAGAAGAGATTTGAAACTTTCAACAGATTACTGTACCAAACCCAATATTGTTGAAAAAGTTGCCTCTGATTTTTATGATATGATTATTAAAACTGATAAGTATGCCAAGGAAGAAGGATAAAATTGTTGCAGTTTATTTTACTGAGCCTGATACTCAACATCACGAGTATCATCCGTTCAAAAATTTTTGTTGTAGAGAAAAAGATTTGGATGGTAAGGAAAAATTGCTTGTATCACCTAAAATCAATACACAAACTTTTATTGGTAATGATATTGCTTATATTGATGAAATTGAAATTGATAGTAAATTGAAATCAACCGACCAATATATTTATAACTATTTCGATTACAATACTAATAAATCACTATATTTAACCTTTAACGATGTTCTAAAAGAAATAACAAAAAGAATAAAAAATAAATATGCACAAGTTGCATATGATGGTATTTTTGAAAAAATTGAATTTTCGGAAGATGAATTTGCTAAAATTTTGTCAAGAATGTCAGCAGAAACACACGAAATTTCAATTGCACAAATTAAATCAAATGGTGATTATGACGAAATCATAATTATTAGACCATTAAAAATTCTGTTATAATAAACCAATAGTTATGGATTTATTAACTGAAATAAAGAGAATAATAAAAGAAGAATATGGCATATCAGATGTTGTTAATTTGGAAACAAGAAAAATTATCAACACAATAAAAGCATACCATCCAAAAAAAGCAAAACAAATTGTTAACGGTTTTCCATTATCAGAAGGAAAAATATCTGATTACAAATTTCTTAATTTTACAATAGATTTGTATTTCAGAATATATTACATTACAGATATCAGTGAAATCACTTTAATTAATGATATTAACCCAGGTAATACTGATTTTGATAAAAACGCACAAAAATACTTTATTCAAACAACGGTTATTTGTAATAATGGCAATTTTACTGATTATAACGGAACAACAGAACACGAAGTTGACCATCTTTTTAAAATAAAGAAAACAGATAAAATGCTGTTGGTAAAACCAATAAATCAGGAAATTTACCAAAAAGCAAGAAATATGGCCATTAGAAGTGATTTCTATTCTCAAATTATTGGCTATGTTATCTATTATAACAATAATTTTGAAAGAGATGCATTTGCAAGTGAAATGTATAGGATAATAATGGATAATCCACACACCGAACCAATTGAGACAGTTAAAAAAAATGTCACATATAAAAACATTAAAATTATCAATACCTTTATTGAAAACATAACTGCCAAAGATGAAAGTAAAATTGAAAACATACTATTGAATAATTTTGGAAAACACTATCAATGGTGGTATAGTATGTCAAAAAATGTTGTTAAAAACTACTATACTAAAATAGGAAAAATAATTGTGAAAGCCGAAAAAGATTTAATAAAAAAATATCCCATGTCTAATTTTAAAAAGCAAATAGTTAATCCACCTACAAAAGATTAGTTGTTTGTTTGTAATAATTTTTGTATTTTTGTAAAAAATAGATTAATATTATGCACGATGAAATTGCGTTAAATTACGATGACATCACTGTCATCCCAGAAAAAATCACGACAATAACAAGTAGAAAAGAATGTAACCCATATGATGAAGACGGTTATTTACCAATATTCGCAAGTTGTATGAGTTCCGTTGTGTCAATAGACAATACCAAAAATTTTAACAAAGCCAAAATAAGAACAGTTATACCAAGAAGTTATTCTGTTGATGATAGACTTAAATATCTTGGTGAAAATTTCCCCAACACACCAAATTTTGTGGCATTTTCACTTAATGAGGCAAAAGATTTGTTCGTTGATAACTATCTACTAACAACAGTAAAAATTAACAAATACTTTACTAAATATTTAGATACTAATTTAATTAATGTACTTAGTGATAAAAATAAAACATGGAAAACTGAATTCCAATGGCCAATTAAAATTTGTATTGACTTGGCTAATGGACATATGGAAAAACTTCTTGATTTGGTTAAAACCATTAAAAGAATACACGGTGATAAAATTATTATCATGACAGGAAATATTGCAAACCCTGAAACATATCGTGAATATGAAGAAGCAGGTGTGGATTTTTGCAGGGTAGGGATTGGTGGAGGCTTCGTCTGTAGTACCACATCAAATGTTTCGATTGGAATGCCTTATTTTTCACTAATTAAAGACATTTATACAATTAAACAGAAAATTAACGGCAAATGTAAAATTATTGCTGATGGTAATATTCAGGGTTTCAGGGATATTCAAAAAGCACTCATTTATGCTGATTATGTAATGATAGGTGGTTTGTTTAATAAAGCCATGGAAAGTGCAGGTAAAACAACTTATGGTAGCTTCTATTGGAATATCAGAGGTAAAAAAATATATAGACCCATTACAACATTGCTTAAATATGGTAAAGAAGTACCAAAGAATAAATATGATGAAATATATAAAATGGTTAAAGAAGGTAAAGTTACCATATGGAAGGAAATATATGGAATGAGTTCAAAAATTGCACAAGCACTAATTCTTTCAGCAAATACCCAAAGCACTAAAAACCTTAAAACATCTGAAGGTCTTCTTAAATACCAAAAGGTTGAATACAACCTTATGGGTTGGGCTGAAAATGAAACTGATTATCTGCGTTCAGCAATGTCTTATACAAATTCACGAACACTTGACGAATATAAAAATAGCAAATGGACAAGAATAACACAAATTAGATATAATAAATAAAATGGAAAAATTGACTTGGGAAGATATTAAATTAATTGTGAACATAGCGGATGACATGATTGATTTGGATATTCAGGACAAATTGCCTGAATGCTGTGCGACTGAGGAAGGTTATTATCAGGAAATTTTAAATAAGTTTCTAAAAAGAAAAGAGAAGCAGTCACTTTAATAATTTCAAGAGTATTAAACATTTTGTTATGACTAGAGATGAAGCAATAAAAATTATTTTAGATACATATCATACTGAAAACGAGGAAAAAGCACTTAGATTTCTCATACCTGAACTTGAAAAATATTATAAAGATATAGAAATGTTAAAAAAAATTGAATTGTGCTTAAATGAATGCGTTCACAATGATGTTATAAAAGATTATGAAAGGGAAAATATCTATACGTGGTTATACAACTTTTTAAAAATATAAAAATATTATGAAAAAGGCATTTAATTTTGAAAAAGAACAGTACCGTGGAACCATTAAACAACTAATGAAAGTTCGTGGTTTCAGAACCCTCTCCATTTCCAACTACTATAATTGGAAAAACACTATTTCAGATAGCACCATTGATGTTGGTAATGTTGCAACACTTAAATATAATCTTCAAGATGGCTATCTTAATATGTTTGACAAGCATAATAATAAAATTGATGATGAAACTGCTGCAAATATCTATAAAAATGTATATGATGTTGTTGTAGATATGCTTGAAAACGAATATAATATTCCTTACAAAAAAAGAAGAAATATTCTTGTTAAAATTAACCGATAATAGTCAATGCAAGAAAGATGAAACACAAACTTTGGGGAAAACTCAAGAAACAAGCACATGACAGATTTACTTTAGCAGTTAATAAAAACGGTGAATATGTTGTAGGTGAACATAGAGATTTGGTTTTTAGCGAATGCTATAATAGCAAAGAAAACAGTTATACTTGGCATAACGAAATTGATGCTGCTGTCTTTTTGTCGCAAAAACGAGATGAATATTTCTATAAAATTTGCAATGAAGCACTTTATTATAAAAGGAATATGAAACTACAAAAAAAGTATTAAAAAAAGGAGTGATTTTTTCACTCCTTTTTTATGATTCAAAATCACTACTATATATTTTTCTACTATAAATTGGGAAAGAATATACGTTATCATATTCTTCACAGGCGATATTCCAAATATCTGTTGAACCATCAAAATCAGTTTCTTTAACGTTTCTTACTGTGTTAGTTGCACTGTCATATACAAAATTAAAATCAACTAAACCATCACAAATCGGTTCTTCATCAAAATTGGTATTTATTCCTTCAAAATTGAACTTAAAGGCTAAAGGTAATATAAAGCCATATGAGAGTTTTTTGCCTAAAACAAATGAATAAGTATTACCTATTCTTATATTTAAAAGTTTATTTCCCGTAAGATAAACGTTACTGTTTCTGCCCATAATCATTTTAGTACCAGGTATAGGTGTTAAATTGGTAACAGCAAAACCACCACCCAAAGAATCTCCCAATAAACCTGAAGATAAACCACCCTCTCTCTTTTTGATGGTTAATGTAATAACGTTTCTTTTATTAAACTTCACAGTTTCGTTATCCGAAATACCTGAAGCAGTAATATATTCTGATATATCATAACTATCAATGTAACTTATGCCATCAGTAAGATGTGCATCATGTATGTTGTCCAAACTATCTGTTATTATAGCATTCTTGCTATCCCTTTCTTTCCAAATATACATATAAACATTTTTTTATCTTCTTATTATTTTGGACCACCGCCACTTATAAGTGTAAATCCACAATCATCGTAATAATATGTTTTAGTGACTGAGTTATTTTCATTACCACCAGTTCTGTCTGGAATACCAGCACCAACTAAGTCAACATCAATGTATTTTTCTTTGACATTCATACTAACCCAAGGTTCATAATATTTGTCAGTTAATTTACGATTAACAACAAATGATGTATTTATATTTATATTTTGACCGCCACCATAAGTATAACACAAATCACCAGGCATTGGGTTTCTGTTAATAGTCGCAACAAGAGAATCATTATCTTCGTTCACCCACACATACCCTTCATTTGTTGCATCATACCCTGAAAAAATATACCATTTACCAAACAATGTTAAACTCTGCAAACTGTCATCATAGTTAGAGTTTTCAATAAATGGCATAATTTTTTCAACAAGTGAATAATCGTCATTTAATTCATCACGATTTTCATAATAATGTATATATTCTTTTACCTCTTCCATATATGTTAAAATATTTTTCTATTATCTTTTTATCAGACTAAATGATTACGAATAGGGTTGTTGTTCTGGTTCTCCACCACCATTTAATGGATAAACCTCAAATCCATATTTAAGTGTACCTTCAAGTACAGAAACAAAATCATCAGAACTTGTTACTTCTTTAACAGTATCTGTTGTTTCGTCATAAGCAAATGGTAAATAACAAACACCTTCCATATGCGTACTGTTCAATGCAACATTGGTTACATCATCAAATGATACATTAAAGAGAATTGCGTGTTTTTTGCTGTCAACAAGAACCGGATACCATAAAGACTCATCGCTTTCATATATATTACCATTACCAGCAATGTTATATTTTGCTGATTTTATATAAAATCTTTCACCATTAAAACCAATAACGAAATCAATTGTACTTCTTTTATTAAACTTAACAAATGGTTCTTCAGTTGTGCTATATGACAAACCACTAAAATGACTATCTGAAATTTGTATCCACCCTTCGTTTGTACCATTGTTCATCTTGGCATAAAGTGTCATATCATTATCAATACCAAGTGTAATACCACCGTTTTTATATGTTTTTAATCTCATATCTAAAATAGATTTTTACTTTTTTTTATTTATGATTAATGTATACCACCATCATCAATATTAATGTCTTCATAAACCGTATCAACATATGTATATGTGCCATTAAACATATCATATAAATTTGATACAGTAACCGTTGGTGTTTCCTCACATAAACTTACCCAAGGTTCATAATAGTCATCAGTTGCTTTAATTTTAGCAACATATCTAACCACAGGACCATCAAGCCAACTTTGACCACACCAATCAAGTGGTTTAGGATTACGGTCAAGTGTTATAACAAAAGCACCAGATGCTAATCCTGATATTTCAAGATAATCCTCATCAATTACCCAAACATGAGCTGTTATACCTTCAATTACAGTTGTACCACTATATGTAAACCAAACAATAGTTGGTGGTACACCACTACCTCCACCAGCAAGAGTGGCAACCTTTTCAACAATACCATCGTATTTAGCAGTAAAATCATTAAGATTTTGAAAATGATGAATATATTCTTTTACATTATTTTCCATATTATTATATTTTCTTATAAATAGTTGACAAAACTAAAATAAATTGTGATTTTCTATTTGTAAGTAATATTTATTGATGGAAAAATATGTAAACAATATGGGAAAAAGAAAACCTTCACCGGTTAGAACTGATGATATTAATTTATCTACGTTTTTTAGTGATATTCTTGATAAAACATTTTATCCTCAAGAAACAACAAATTTTCAAAGAATCAACACGTTTACAGAACAAATTAAAGGTGTTGATGTAATATTTGATATTGGTGATAAACATTATATATGTGATGAAAAAGCAGCCGTTACTTGGAGAAACCTTAATACATATTCCCTTGAAATTTCATTTATAAACTCAATGAATAAAATACAAGATGGTTGGCTTGTTTCCGATAATGAAATAAATAATGCATATGTTTTCATT